GGTAATATTACCACCCTTTCGGGCCCCTAGTTGGAGTGAGCGCTATGTCACGTGTAAGGTATCATGTTTCCTCCGTTAATGCCCATATTTGGACTGATAGATCGGACGCTTATCCGGTCTATAGCCAGGATGGTCTTTGCGGACTTTGTTGGAATCATGTATCTAACATCACTGATGAGTTATCTCAATCTAACAGGTTTAGCAATAACCCCTGTACGCATACAATGCTACAGGCGAGTAAGTTCGTTAATGCGACTGCAAACCGAACCATCTTTTGGTGGAACGGCGACAGTTACATTCGGCCTTTCTCTGTTACTGCTTCGGTTTACCCATTAAATTGGGCAAGCTACTTAACTGTGCCTGGGACAGATTGGGTTTCCCTCGTCGTTGACTTAGCAGAGTCTGTTCGCGGATTCATCAAATCTAAGTCGCTTTTAGCGGCTACTTTTGGTGAACTCCATAAAACAGTGGAAATGGTTCGAAACCCTTTCCAGCTTCTCCGCCGGCAGTCGCATCGCGTCGGTCACCTGACATTACGTCAGGCAGCTGAACGCGGCTCCGATGTCTGGCTTGAGTATAATTATGGTTGGCGTGCGCTAAAATATGATATCGAGAACCTATCAACGGCTCTCGGTAAATATCATGCGTACGCGAAGCCATGGTCTACTCATGAGCACTTTAGTCGTTTTAGTAGTAATGCTAATTCGACTAGCTCGACACCAGCTCCAACGACGTCAGATTCGGCCTGGAATGCTATAGCAACAAGTCTCGCATACGGATATCATTCCGGATCGGGAAATGGTGCTGTAATCAGGGTGAAATTCCTTGATAGGACCAATCACTATCGAGTGTCCTGTTGGGCACTTGATGCGATTGTAGGACAAGCTAATCGTATAGAACAGCTTATCCGTACTTTAGGTCTTGACATTCCAGGGCTGGCGCGTACTTGGTGGGAGTTAGTTCCTTGTTCCTTTGTTGTTGATTGGTTTTTCAACCTTCAAGGAATAATGAACCTCCCCCTTTACACGTCAGCTTTGAACACCCTTAACGAGGTGAGTGTGCGGGATTTATGCTATACCCAAAAGGGCATGGCATCTTATGTCGCACAATGTCTTCCGCACCATGGTACCTTTGACGGGTATCAGATGTGGGAGTACTTCGGAGTCAGCAGTGGATTTTGTCCAGCCGAGCCGACCATGTTGGTTGGCTCTCCGGGCCACATTTCGCTTTTTCAGCGAGACGTGGGTATTCCCCCTGCGACTGTGGGTGTTCTGACGGGACGGGCTCTCAGTCTATCACAGATAACGTCTAGTATTTCTTTGATTACTCAAAGAGCTAAACGTTATATCTGACTGTCTCACGACAGTTAAGGAAGGGTCTCATGCCTTCATCTTCGTTGGTTCCCTATCAAAGCAATTCCGTATCGATGTCCTTCACACTCCAGAGCTCTTTTGCTTCTGGGGCGCGTTGGCTCGTTACGGCACGGCCCTTGGCGAATCCATATTGCGTGGAGCTCAATCGTAAGATTGCTCCTCCTAACAGTATGGCCAACGACCATGTCATACTCCGTGTATCACGCACGGATGCCAATTCCGTTACATCAAAACCTGTGACTGGTTCCGCTACTCTGGATATTTCGATACCCAGAGATGTCGGTACTATCACATTGGATGAGATGAAAGCGGTTGTTGGTCTACTCAGCTCGCTGTTGAACGACTGTACGGCTCTTGCCGCTACGGACGTCAACAGGTCAACCCTTTTAAATGGGCTTGACCTCTAGCCTCTATACGTAAAGTACAGAGATAGTGAGCTTTCTGTGGGGGTGAAAAACCCCCATATAACTTTAACAGAGGAGTAGTGTATGCCCAGATGGCTGAAAACACTGCTAATTGCGGTGGCGTCAGCGCTGGTGACCATTTTGACACAGGCAGAAGTGCCTGTGGTGGGAACCTCCGTGAAAACAGCACTTATTTATTTTGGTCTTCATTGACCATAATAAAATGGAGGAGCGTGTGATAGCGCTCCTCTTGCTGTCAGTGATGTGGCACAAACTCGTGAGAGTGAGACCGCTAAGAAAGGGGTTCGTATGAAGAACTCACCTCAATTAGCGCTCGCCTTCTACAAGTCTGTGTTTAGTGACCTGTCTGCGCTTTTCCCCTTTCATAAAGAGGACAATCGACGCAGTGCTCTCTATACTATTAAACGTATAGAGAAAGAAGGTTTAAGCTTTATTTCTCGATCGCTCCCCAGTTTGGGTAAAGCAGTCGAAATATCGCTTATTACAGGTAACAATTTTAAGTTACCTGAAACCTTTTCCATGCACTGGCGATCTAAACTACCAAATTTCATGCATAGTTATTTTTGCATGTTATTTGATAGTACGGGTAAACCAAGATACCTCGCGCGTGAGCTTTACGCTCAAGTTGATGCCGTATACGCCTTTTGGGCGATACGTCAGATCTCCTTGGCCTTTTCGAAGGCCCGCGATTTAGGTTGTCTGGTTAGCGATGACGAAGCTTTAAAGAGTTTTGCTTCGCGTATTTCTGCGCAAGCAGAAATCACCGCGCCTTCCTGGCTCTTAAATAGAGCTAGGCAGCTTATTGCTGCCGTTGTGGGAGACGATGATCGCTTGCACCCATCTCTCGAGCAATGGCTATTACAGCCATTTGGTCGACATGGGCCCGGCGCCGTTGCCGGAAAGGAGAAAGGGCTACGTAAATGGTCCTTTAGTCGAATCAAAGGTACTGACCCTCGACTTTATATGTGGAGGGTGTCTTCATTACGAAGACAGAATAACTCTCAGCATCCTTATCTCGATTTCGGACCGGAGTCCTCCGATCATAACATTACTGCTTTTAAGCCCCTCTCTAATAAGAGGAAAGCTAATCACAGTCATTGTCATGATGGACCTCACAATAAGGCCAAAGATTCTAGTATACCCCAGTCATGGGATAACTCAGAATCTTTAGCTGGAGGCTCTTTTAATCTCATGGCCGACGCAGCACCGATCGGTGATGCTGAAGCCGTTGCTCGCGCTACATGTGTACCCAAGGACTTTCGTAGTCCTCGCGTTATATGTATCGAGCCTAAGGAACTCCAATTTGCCCAACAAGGCTTATGGAGTGTCCTCGAAGAGATTATAAGAAGGAATCCAATTACGCGGAAGTGCATCGATTTTCGTCGACAGCAGAAAAACTCTAAGCTATGTAATGACTTAGAGCTATCAACTATCGACTTAAAAGATGCATCTGACACAGTTTCTTTGAAGCTGTGTCGGTATCTCTTTCCTAAGAGATTCTTCCAACTAGCCACACGCTATCGATCTAGGTATATCTCTGTAAATGGAGAAAAGCTTAGAGCGACATGCTACGCAAGCATGGGCTCCGCACTTTGTTTCCCAATTGAGACGCTTGTATTCTGGGCAATTGCTCAGAGTGCATTGCATCCTCAAGATGAGAAACTTCCTATGCGTGTATTTGGCGACGACATAATCGTACCAAGAGGTTCGGCTATGTTCGTTACCAAAATGCTAGAAGCCTGTGGTTTTAAAGTGAATACTGATAAAACGTGCATTAACACTCCCATTAGGGAGAGTTGTGGCGCTTATCGATATTCTGGCAGTGATGTCAGAATAACTCGCTTTAAAACTACCGCATGTCGGGAACTTCCTGACTGGGAATCTCTTTACCAGAATGGTAAAGAATTGCACTCGCGCTTACTGACGCGATCTGCAGTCTCAGTCTTGGAACTTGCGAAAGATTGGTGGCATATCCCGTTTGGTCGTGATGGTTTACCATCATCTCCGAATGGATTCGCGTGTCAATCTCGCTGGAATTCGGAACTCCAGCGACGCGAGTTTCGACTCCCGACGGCGCAATGCCGTCGTGGTAGAGGGCAATTACACACTCATTCAGGCTTGTATGCCTGGATTGTGGGTAATTCCACAGTACCGGTCTTCACAGGGAGTCGAAATACTCAAGTGAGA